ATAAGATGCAGACGGCTCTCCAAGGCAGTATAGATAGCCATATAGATATCCCGCATCAGTTCATCCGGAGTGGTATAGCTATCTGGCATCAGATCACTCCCACTCGAATAGCACGAGGCTGTCTGGGCTTGAGTTCATTCAAGCGATCCAGGCCAGCAGGATTGAGATAGGCTTGCAGAATGGTCAGTGCTCTCAGCTCAAGATTGGCTTTGAAGGCGTCAATTTCGCTCCCTGTGAGCAGTTCAGTTGCAGACTGGTCTAATCCTACAGTCTTGACTATTCCCTCGCCTAGGGTCTTCAAATTGAGAAACTCGGCAGTGGAGTGGAGCATCAGGAACGAAAAACCAAAACGAAAAGAAACTAGGAAAGGCTCCTCTTCCGGCAAGTCATCGTGAGTTGCCCGATCATAGTGCTCCTGCAGAACCAATGAGTGGATCATTTCCAGCACCAGTCCCTGATGCTCCTTGAAGATTCCATTGTTGGACATCTCCTTGGGAAGGTTGAGTATAGAGAGCATTGCATCAGTCTCGACAGGGATGGGGATCACTGGCCTTTCCTCATCATCTCGGAAAGCTCAATCGCTCTCATTCCCACTTGCTTCGCCCATTTGGAGGCCAGCATGCCATTGGCTGCTCGTTCCCAGTCTCCGGCTTTGATAAAAGCCAAGGTGTTGTTGAAGCCCAGTAGTCCCTTGATACCCAAGTTAAAGCACATGTTGAGCAGCACCGACTTCCGAACCTCATCGAGCTTGTTGTAAACCTCAGGTATCTCATCGATCAGCCACTGCTCACAGTCCTGGATATCTCTCTCCAACATGGCATAAGCCTCTTTCTGGGAGATACCCCGGTCATCGAGATTACGGCCGATACCGATGGTCAGCTTCCCAGCCGTACAGCGATATGGCTTCAGTCGCAGACCTTCATGTCTGACTAACTGAGCTTTGATTCGGTTCATCAACGCTTCGGTCATGCTATCTCCTTGTTCCAGATGTGATCATTGATCCGGAGCCAGGAAAGCACTACCCTGTATGCTGACAAATCAGGATGGGCAAGGATGCCAATGATTTTGGGGTTGACAATAATGCCTCTCAATAATCCAATCCACCTATCAAAGAAATAGGATTGATTAAATGCTTAAAACTGATGATAAGAGTGAAATGGGTTCATGCGAACAGAGTGAAAATGATTTAAATGTCAATGTGAACGAAGTAGAAGTCACAGATAAATCTGAGTGGGGAACATTTAAAGACAGTTTGAAATCGCCAGTACATAACTGGTTCACTTATCCTGCCGGCTTCTCATACAAAGCGGTTCAACATTGTATTGAAACCTATGGACTGAGGGCAGGCACATCTGTTATTTACGACCCATTCATGGGAAGCGGGACGACTAACCTCACGGCTAAAACAATGGGTATCAACTCAGTTGGGGTTGAGGCACATCCATTCGTTTTTCGTATAGCTCAGTGTAAGATGAACTGGGACATTGAATCTGCTAAGATAGTTCAGTTTATTTCTGACATCGATTCTGATTTTAAGGTTGTCAATGAGAATGATATGATTGGGGAGTTAACAAGAGAGTTCCCAGAGCTTATCATGAAGTGTTTTTTACCAAGTACCTTGTATGAACTCCTACATACCAGAAACAGAATTACCAGCAGTAGTTTAGACACAGAACATAAAAATTTTCTGATAACAGCATTAATCGGAACCTTACGAGTTGTCTCAATAGCAGCAACTGGCTGGCCTTATATTGCTCCCAAAAAAATCAAAGTCACGAGCTTATCAAGAAAGGGATTTGGAACATATAAAAACCATGTCCTCCAAATGCTTGATGACATTGCCAAGATAAAAAGAACTTCCTGTTCAATTAATTCCAATCATAGCCTTATATGCGGAGATTCCAGGGACACATCGTCATGTATAGATAAAGAATCAATAGATTTGATTTTTACATCACCACCATATTTGAATAACTTCGATTATGCTGATAGAACACGTTTAGAGATGTATTTCACGGGGGAAGCTAAAAACTGGGGCGATCTATCAACTAAGATACGAAGCAAACTAATGACCAGTGCGACAACACAAATCAATAGATCTGACTCAAAGTATGTTTTTCATCGGGGATTGATTGACGAATGTCCTGATGTTTATGAGTTTCTGGCAAACGCTGTGCATGAACTATCGCAAAAAAGGCTGACTAAGGGAGGGAAGAAGAGTTATGACTTGATGGTGATAGGATATTTCAATGATATGTACAGAATATTGAAGGAAAATTACAGAGTATTAAAGACAGGCTCGACAGCATCGTACGTGTTAGGTGATTCTGCTCCTTATGGAGTGCATATACCGACAGATATTGTTATTGGAAACATTGGGAAATATATTGGTTTTAGTGATTACGAGATCAAAGTATTGAGGACTCGTGGGGGGAAATGGGCGGCCAATCCCCAACGGCACAGTGTGATGTTAAGGGAAACAATTGTTGTGTTAAAAAAATAAGATCTTATGTCGTTATTAAGTATCCATATGGAGGGATTTGAGATGAATCAGTTAGAAATATTTGAAATTGAGGATGAAGATATGCCCACAATTCAGAATCCAGGAAGCGCTCTTGGCGAAGCCATAGGCGCTCACATGGAGTTAGCGCTTAACAGATATTTAGCTCAGCTTGTTGATCAATACTCGTGTAGATTGATATCCAAAGGTCCACTAAAGAAAGGAAAGGCGACTAAACTGCTTCTGTACGACGATTACGGAACAGCATACAACATAGACTCAGTTGTAACAAATGAAGCAAATCAGCCACTTATTCTTGTGGAATATAAGTACATTAGATACAAAAAACATAACAGAGATAAAGGAAGCTGGGTTTGTACTGCTCATAACGCTGTGCGAAGAAGATACAGTAGTATAAGAAGTTCAATAGCTATACTAGCAGGTAGCTGGAGTAAGTCCTCTGTCGCCATGATGAAGAGCCACGAGATAAACATTTTTATTATTCCCTTCGATAAGATTACCGAGTTACTAAAAGCGCATGATATAGTATTCGATTGGGGCGAGAAAGATAGACATGTGGCTCAGGAATCTTGGGAGAAGTACTCGAAACTCACTCCCCTACAGAAATTCCAAATTGCTGAAGATATGATTGCTGTAGTTAAGGATGACGTTGAAGCAGCAATAAACCTAACGCTGGATAATCAAGCTAGCAGAGAGATTACAAGAACAGTCGTCGAAATACATACTAACCTTGGCGAAGTGAGATGGTTTGAATTTATCACTATCCAAGATGCGATTGAATTTTTGGAAGATTTTACTATCGAAGAGATTCTGAAGATCGAATCAGGTTATACTCTATTTGATATTCCAGTTTTTTCTTCAGATGATGAGTAGACTTAGGAGTAAGTTGAATCAGAGATATCATTAGTGCACATACTTCGCAACGAACTGATTCCTTATGAAATGAATATACAATAGGAGTGTTTTTAATGATTAATAACGGAGATTTTGTAGACATCATGAACTTTTACGATCAGTATGAAGTTGTTTATCAATCTAAAAATGACGACGATAAGCAATTCATAGAAGACCCTCATAAATGCATATGCAGATTCTGTGGCGGTACTTCTCCAGATGTTTCCTTCAAACATAAAGCTCATGCAATACCTGAATTCTTAGGAAATAGAAGGGTTCTCTCAAAGAATGAATGCGATTTGTGTAACGACTATTTTAGTTCATCTTGTGAAGATCACCTTGCTAAGTATTTGGGAATAACCCGTACATTGGGACAGATGAAAGGTAAAAATGGAGTTCCCTCATACAAGGCAACGAACCAGTTGAGTAGGATTGATGTAACTACGAGTGGTATCATAATCAAAGATAATGAGCATGATGGAATTGCATCCATTGACACGAGCACAAACTCTCTAGTAGTTAAGGGGGAATGCCAGCCTTACAGACCGTTGTCTGTATACAAGGCTTTTGTTAAGATGGCTCTATCTGTACTACCTTACTCATTTTTAAAAGACTTTACTGATGTTGTTAAATGGATAAGAACCGAACCAGAAGACACTCAGACATTACTGATAAAACCCTGTCTGTTGGTGCAGAAGTTTATTCCGGGCCCTAATCCAATAAATAGAATCTCTTTCTTATTGCTAAAAAGGAAAAATACGGCAGCTATGATACCGTACATGCAATTTGTTCTGGCAACAGGTAACTATCAGTTTCAGATTGTAGTACCTTGTCCCGCTCAAGATAAGACGCTGCATGATAAGCAAATAACTCTCGTTAGTTTCCCAACTCCTTTTGATATGGCAGAATACGAGTTTGGTCCCATAAAAACTCAGTTAATCGATTTATCTGATTGTGATTTAAAACGTGATGATCAACGCATTGTCACAATGCAATTTGATAGTTATTGAGAAATGGGTTCAGGTAAGCTGTTACACGAGTATTGATGTAGTCCTGCACTTCCAATGAAACGGTGGAAATGGTGTATGCGATCCAGAAATGCCTACCGGGTTCATTTGTGAGTCGTATTCGATTTGATCTTCTTTGATCCAAGGAGCGAGGGCTTTGATGTATTCTCGGGCATCATCCAAGCTGTTGGACTTGGTATCCAGAGCCATCAGGTTATCCATCACCTCAATTGCATCGTTCAGGGGATAGATCTTATCCAGGGCCGCCAATGCCCGGCAGATGTCACTGGTGCGGTCATCCAGGATCACTACGAGCTTGTAGTATCTGGCTTTGGCTTTCTTGTAGCCTTGCAGCCTTCCGAACTCTCGTATTCTGAGAGCTGTGTGCTCTGCGAGTCCTTGCCAGTAGTGGGATGAGCGATTGGCAATGTCATTGAACTGATCTTTGAGTGTATCGGCAAGCATTTCCTTGGTGTAGCCTTGCTCAATGGCTTTGGAGAGGGTGTCTGCGAAGTTTTGCCGGATATCAGCTTCGAAGTGATTCCCGATCCAGAACAACTGCTGCTTCTGGATGGTGGATGAGAGGTGTTGATCATCTATGCCCCAGAGTCCGATGCTGGTCTTGGTTGGTGCTTGCACTTGGGTATCTCTCAGTCCGAGCCGCACACAGCGGTCTATTATCGATTTGGTGGGCTCATTGACAAGGGCTGCGAAGTCATCTCCCAACTGGGTATTGATGATGCCCATAAGCTTATCTATTGAGCCATTGTTGATCTTCTCGGCTCGGGGCATGTCACTCAGCATCTGGATGGCAAGCCGGGTCGCATCTCTGATCTCGGTTTTCCAGGCATTGTTCAGGACCCGGTAATACTCAAGCATCAGCTTATCGTAGTAGTTCATCCTGGCAGTTACTTCCAGATTTGACCTTCAAAGACTATGAGTGGTATCTCAACCGCTTCCGATAGGCTCTTTTGGAATGCGAGATACTTTGAGTAATCGTCAATCCTGCTCCATGCAGTACTTCCGATATGTTCGGAGTATAAGCGTTTTACTGTTTGGTGTTGAAGCACTATGTTATCAATGGGTAAATGGAAATACCTGTCGTTTTGCTTAAGTATTTCAATACCGGTTGTGCTGATATCGAGTAGGTCTGCTAAATAGAGCAAATAGACATACTTGAAGGTCATGTTTATCCATTTTTGTGCCTGACCAATGAAGAATGATGTCTGGTTTTCCGAATATACTTTCTTAACCGCTTTGCATGCTGAGCTATGTAGCTTATCGAATTCGTCTTGGGTCAAACTGACCTTCAACACCTTCCTAATCATCCGTTTAATGATATCCGAAGCTTCTGATCTCATAGCTTCGTTACGATCATTGCCCATAATGCCATGCATGGTCCTACAGAAATCACGATAAGCCGTATTAATACATGCATCTATACTTAGATATCCTCCCATGGTCATCAGGGCATAAAATCTAAGTGCGTCTTCTTTTCGCAGTTCTTTTCTCATAACTACCTCCGCGAGTCACCTTTCCATGCTTCTTCTTTCTGTCAATATCATCAGAAGCTGAACCTCCTAACCCTGACTCTATTCCTGCCGATATCGTATTCAGAAAAGCGCTCCAGACATCCTGCAAGGGCATCGCACCCGTCGATATAGCCATCAGGATAAGTGAGGAACTGACTAATAAGGGTGGGTGTATCCTGCCCCTCTGGAAAGAGCACCTTGGCTGTCTCGATGATGGTCTCAGTTCTCTCTATACGCAGGTTCTTGTTATCTTTGTTATCGATCCGCTTGATTCTATGGCTGATTGGTGGCAGATGATTATCGGTAGCCCACCTGTCGAAGTCTGCCAGTATTCTGGCTTGCCCGTAGGTGGTTTCACAGGCTGCTCTGGCTTTCACTCTGTAAACTCTATCCAACTCCTGATAGGCATCATAGTAGTATCTGAAGAACTTGGTATTCTCAGTCTGACGTATCCAGACATGGATCACATAGAAGCGGTTACTGTCATAGCCTATGGAGATAACAGCCTTGTAACAGCCTTTCTCTCCCCAGGCAGGATCGGCATAGAGCCAGACTCGCTTCATCTGGGATGGTTCTGGCAGAGATCTATACTTGGTGAACCAGTGGTTCTTAAAGATATTCCCATCGATTACCGGCTGTCCGAGCATCTCCCTTTGATAACCTGTCATCCCGAACTTGGCTCGCAGGTTTGGCAGAGTGGCAGTGGGGTATTGAGCCTCCCAAGTTGACTTACCATGCATATCTTCGAGTGAGAAGCGCAGAATCGCTTTCTGGTGCGTTTTCAGAACCGATTGGTATCCCAAGTCCAAATCTGGATTATCGGCCCGCATTTCGCCTAATATGAGTTCCTGAAACTGGCAGATGGAGTAATTTGGATGTACCAGGTTACCGAGCCAGATGATGCGACCGCCACCCTCAGGTGCCAGTGCTCCGGCAAGCTCCTGGGTGATCTTCTCCATCCTTCGCT